TTCCTTACATAGGCAGCTTCGAAAGCATTGGTGTTCATATACAAGATGGCGGAAGAGATACTCCTGCAAGTAATAATGATGTTTATTATATGTTCCAGCATTGTGGTTTTGATAGATTTGCTTCACCATATAATAAACACGGTCTTAATTTTTCCAATTTTTCAGATCACGTTGGTGTATTTTACGAATGCCAGCATTTAAAATATGCAAAAATAAAATGGATTTCTGAATCGCCTTCTAACCTTATAAACACTATTGGGCCAATGAAAGATTTATCTAAAGCTACATCTACAACGGCAATTATGGGTGGTGGATTCGCAGGTGTTAATTCTAGTAGTACTTCAGGATTTTATCGAATGTTCTATAACAATTACTCAATAGAAAAAATTGATATGGTTGGTATGCAATTTCACGGTATGAGCGATGAAGCAAATGCTGGTGGGTCAGGTGAATATTACCAAATGTTTCATGGTGATTACGCTTTACAAAAAATAACTGGATTTAATGCTGCAATAGGAGTCAACGATAGTAATGATTATAGCAGTATGTTTAATGCATGCCGTGGATTACAATCAATTACATTTGGTGATAATCCAATGAAGAATGGTTACTTTGACGGAAGTAATGATTATATCGATACTGGAATGAGAAGTGATCATTTCCGACCAGCATCTGCAGACACTGCATATACTATATCCGCGGTTGCTGCAATAGATACACTATCTACAACAGAAGGTCTCGGAAGACTTATAGTATTAGCTTCTGGTGGAACCAGTACAAGAGGTGGAATCGAGATTAATTCTGAAGACGACGGGTCTACAGGAAGAGCTCATTTTAGAATTGGTGGTACTCATTATGCTTCAGACGGAACAGGAACAGGAGCTACTGCAGTTGCAATAACTACAGCAGAAAAAGTTCATGTATGTGCTACAGTAGATTTTACTGGTACTGATACGGCAACTATTAATTTATATGTTGATGGTGTATTGACACATACTGTAACAGGACAAAGTATGGGAGGAGCAGCAGATAGTACTTCTATAAAAGTTGGTTCTAATGGAGACGGTACTACACATTTCTTTGATGGTAGAATGTATGATGCAAGAGCATATAATAAAGTATTATCTGCTGATGAAGTTAAAAAATTATCAGATCATCTATTATATCTTAAATATGATTATGGTGCTGAAGAAGGTACGGATAAGAATTTAGTATTCCATTATGATTTCAGCGAATTACGTGGTACAGTAATTCATAATAAATCAAATAATTTTACAAGGCCAACTAAAACAGTAGCTGCTCCTAATGTTAGCTTGGATTCTGTTGCTGGTAACGGAACTCTAAATGGTGAATCACACCCTGCCCCAGAGTTTTGGAGAGATAATCCGCATTTAGGTTTTCGACGTGATATTAGTTTACAATATTGTAGACTTACACCAAAAGCAATGAGAGAAATATTTATTCATTCATCGCCGAACACAACTGGTCAAGATATTACATTAACAGATAACGAATATACAGATATGTTAACACAAGAAGATAAAGCAATTGCGACAGATAAAGGGTGGACCTTAGTACTTGGTTCATAGTGAAAGGATAGTATGAGTTACGAGAATGTAGATACATCAGGTTTTTATAAAAAAGTAGTTAGTGAAAAAAGAACTAATTTTAAATTTGGAAAAAGAATATTAAATAAAGATTTTGAGCTTACAGTTGCAACTAAAGATGATTTTACTTATCCAAAATTAGGTTGGACATATTATAATTCTGTAACCGAAGCTTGCAGTGCTGAGAGTGTAGACGTATCATATTGGGGACCATGGCTTTTTCAACATGCATATGATTTTGATATTGAAGGAATAATACCGCCGGAACGATAAGGAGTATAAATAAGAATATGAGTTTAAATATTACAATTACACAAACATTAGCATCAGTTCAAGTAAATTCTGCTGGAGCTATTACAAAAGATTCAACTGGTATTACTTGGTCTATTAATCCATCATTTTATAGTGCTAGTGGTAAACCATTATTTTGTCCATTATTAAGAAATATTTTTGAACAAAATCAATTTGTATCTATTTCAGATTTAAACACACAAGGTCAATCATTATATAGTAAAAATTATGATGATTGTACAATCGTAGAAGCTAAAGCTGTCAGACATGCCGCTTTAGGAAATACATGGAAAACGATATTAAAAGCAGAATCTAACGATTCTCCAAATGCAAAAAGAATTGAATTAAGTGATTCAGATATTGATAGTCTCGTAGCAGAGATATTAAATCAATGTATATGTTAATAATAAATTATGAAAAAATATATATTTAATAGTAGTATGCCACGGAGTGGTTCAGAACTACTACAAGTGATATTACACCAAAATCCTGATATATACGGCTCTGTAACTAGTCCTCTATGTGAATATATCACGGCTATAAAAGGATGTCAACAAAATTCTGAAGTAAAATCACAACCAGCTGATCTAATGAAAAAGGCACAACTATCTGCTTCAAGAAAAATGATAGATGGTTATTATAATGCAATAACAGATAGAACAACTATAGTCGATAAGAGTAGACAGTGGATGTGGAATTATGATTTACTCGAACAGGTTATTGACGCCAAACCTAAAATGATATGTATGATTAGAGACTTAAGAGATGTATTTACCAGTATGGAAAAGAACTGGAGAAAGAATCGTCATCTTCCACAGGGCCCTGATGATTTATCTACATTGAAAAATATGACAGTAGAAGAAAGAATAGCTACTTGGTCACATGATAATCCAGTTGGTTTTTCTACACAGAGATTAAAAAGTGCTGGTGAATTAAATCAATTACAAGATGTGTTTATACTTAGATATGAAGATTTAACCACACACCCTGATGAGTGTATGCAAAAACTATATGAATATATAGAACTGCCATATTATCAACACGATTTTAATAATATAATAAAAGAAGTAGAAGAAGACGATCAATGGCATGGTATATTTGGAAACCATGAAGTAAAGAAAGAATTGAAACCATATCAATCAGATTATAAAGAAATATTAGGTGAAGAAGTGGGTAAAAAAATTATTGATGGCCATAAATGGTTCTTTAAAAAGTTTTATCCTGAGGCATTATAAGTTATAAATAGAAGAAATAACGGAGATTTTTTATGTACATATACCCAATAGCTGCTCAGGTAGCCGATTCAACATCAGCAGCTTCACATAATTCAAGTAAAATATATGCAGTAAATACTGCAGCTGTAGCAACTGAATATTTGATAACTATTAAAAATGGTTCCGCCACATTTGCAACTTTTACTCTTGAAGGACAACAATCAATGATAATAGGTAAAAACAAAACCTATACTATTGAAGCAGCTAATTCAGCAGTTAAGTTTACAGCAATCGGTACAGCGAGTAAATAATAATGGCAAATCCGAACTCTAGGCAAACATTAATTGATTATTGTTTGAGAGCTCTAGGAGCTCCTGTAATAGAAGTTAATGTTGATGATGATCAAATATCTGATAGAATAGACGAAGCAATTCAGTTCTATCAAGAATATCATGGGGATGCTGTAAGACGTACACTCCGTTATCATAAACTTACAGCATCCGAAAGAACTCGTGCAAACGACTCACCCTTTGGTGCAACTAGAAACTCACCTGAGTTTAGTATGTATATTGATATACCAAATCACACAAATATGTTATCTATAAATCGTATTTTACCACTACATGATTCAGGAACAACTAATCTTTTTTCTATTGATTATCAATTACACTTAAATGATATATTTGATCTTGGTGGCCCGTATGGTGGTGGACTTGTTAATTATGAGTTAACTAAACAGTATATGTCATTAATCGATAGAAACATAAATGGTGTATTTGAACCAATACAATTTTCTAGACACAAAAACAGAATTTATTTTTATGGTGATACTTTAAGAAGTAAAGCAGTAGATACTGTTCTTATCTTTGATGGATATGAGATTATAAATCCTGAAACATATACAGATGTTTATAATGATTACTTTTTAAAGAAATATGCAACAGCTTTAATTAAAAGACAATGGGGAATAAACCTAATCAAGTTTGAAGGAATGCAACTTCCTGGCGGTGTTACTATTAATGGAGAAAAGATTCTTACTGATGCCACTGAAGAAATTGAAAAACTTGAAACAGAGATGTTTCTTCGATTCGAAGAACCCCCACATTTTGTAATAGGATAATGAGATGCCCCGCAATGTATACTTTAGTCAAGGAACATCATCAGAACAAAACCTCTACGAAGATATAACGACAGAGGCTTTACGAATTTATGGGCATGAAGCATACTACATTCCCCGTAAGATTGTAAACGAAGATCAAATTTTTGATGAAGACCAATTAAGTTCTTTCGGTTCAGCATACATGATAGAATCTTATGTTGCTAACACTGATGGCTACGAAGGAGAAGGTGATCTTCTTACTAAGTTTGGTTTAGAAATACGAGATCAAATCACACTTGTTATATCTAATAGACGCTGGGAACAATTAATTGGTAGACATATTGCAACAGATCAAAGTCTTGATAGAACTGTAGTTCGTAGACCAATGGAAGGTGATTTAATTTATCTTCCTTTTGTTAAAGGTCTTTTTGAAATTCAGTTTGTAGAACAAGAAGACCCATTCTATCAATTACAGAATCTTCCAACCTTTCAACTTAAATGTGAGTTGTTCGAGTATGGTGGAGAAGATATTGATACTGGTGTTGATGCAATCGATACATACGAAACACAGTTTGCAACTAGAACATTATTAGGTCTTGGAACAGGAAGTGGTAATTATATTATTGGTGAAGATGTGACACAATCACATGGTGGTGGAATTTCTATATCAGCAGAAGTCCAGTCTTATGATTCACCAATACTAACTGTATATGGTACGACTTCAAGATCATCAGATACACCATTAGGATTTGCTCTTACTGCTGGTGATATTGGAAATATCATAGGTTCATCTTCAAGTGCATCATATAAGATTACAGACTTATCTCCTGAATCAAGTGATTCTCCATTTGCTGCTATGAACGACAATGATGATGACGCAGATAACGAGTTCTTCGAAACTATTGGTAATAACTTTATAGATTTTTCGGTATCTAATCCATTTGGATTACCTAATGTAATAGGATAATATGTTAACAGGGATACATTTTTATAATCAGACTGTTAAGAAAGCTGTATCAGTATTTGGTACTCTTTTTAATAACATCAAGATAGTTAAGCCAGGAAAGGCTGAAACTCGTGTACCTATTGCTTATGGGCCTGCACAAAAGTTTCTTACTAGACTACAAGATGCTGGTGCAGACACAGATCGTATTGCTCTTAAATTACCTCGTATGAGTTTTGAAATTAATAGTATGGAATATGACTCTGAAAGAGCATTGAATAAGATGAATAAAGTAACTTCATCACGAGGGGAAACTTCTAACAAAACAGTTTTTCAAGGTGCTCCATATAATATTGGTTTTACTTTAACAATTATAGGAAAAGATCAGGATTCAGTATTACAAATTTTAGAACAAATACTTCCAACATTTAGGCCAGAATATACTATCTCTATTAAAGATATGATGACAACAGGAAAAAGTATGGATGTTCCTGTGATTTTAAATTCAGTTACACTAGAAGACGACTACGAAGGAGATTATACTTCTCGTAGGGTTATAACATACGCACTTGATTTTACAATGAAAGTAAACTTTGTTGGAAAAGTTGTTGATTCTGCAATTATTAAAACAGCAGAAGCATATCTTCATAATTCACCAGCAACTGTGGACATAGTTAGTAGTAACAGTCCATTAAGTGGTATTAAAGTTATAAGTGAAACAAGACCACCAATAACTGGTTGGTCAGGTGCTACTGTTGATAGCGGTACTACATTTACATACAGTACACATACACCTAGTTCATTATCACCAAGAAGAATTACTGTTTCAGGTTTAACTTCTCAGAATACATATTATGGTGGTGTTTATAAACAAGTTGATACTTTAGTGAATGGTAAAAAGACTTTTACAAAAGAAACTAGTACATTTGCAGATAATAACCTTGATTTAAATAATAGATTCCAGTGGAATGGAAGCAATTGGATATTATTTGACACATTAGGTGGAACAGTAATTGCTACAGCAGTTAGTGCTGAGTCACCAAATACATTTACTGCAACTACCACATTTGGCTTTAGTAATTTAAGTCCGAGTAGATAATGAAAAAAGATGAAATAATGAAAGCACTGGAAGATAATATGGATATTCTTCCAGCTAAAAAGAAAACTGTAGAAGATTCAGATATAGTTCATGATACAGAAACAGATGTAGAATTTGTTCGTGATAATCTTAAAAACCTTATATCTAAATCTAGTGAAGCCTTAGAGCATTTATCAGTAATAGCACAAGAAACAGAACACCCAAGAGCATTCGAAGTTCTATCTAATATGATAAAACAAACAGGTGATCTGACTACTGAATTACTAGATGTTCAAAAGAAAAGAAAAGATATTACTCAGGAAAAGAATCAGGGCGAATCAGGTCGAACTACAAATAATGCTATATTTGTTGGCTCTACAAAAGAATTGCAACAAATGTTGAAGAAGGCTGAAGATGTCATTGAGGAGTAATGGAGGCTATCTTGGCAATCCACTGATTAAAGCAGATGGATTTGTGCACGACTATACACAAAAAGAAGTTCAAGAATACATGAAGTGTTCTAAAGACCCAGTATACTTTGCAGAAAACTATATTAAAATAACAACCCTTGACAAGGGATTATCGGAGTTCAAACCTTATGATTATCAAAGAGATATGTTTAAACATTTTAACGACAATCGTTTCTCGATTGTTCTTGCTTGTAGACAAAGTGGTAAATCGATTAGCTCGATTATCTACATTCTTTGGTATGTTTGTTTTAATCCAGACAAAACTGTAGCAATCTTAGCAAACAAAGGTGCTACTGCACGTGAGATGTTAGCTAGAATAACACTAGCATTAGAACATCTTCCGTGGTTTTTGCAACCAGGCTGTAGAGAATTAAACAAAGGTTCTATTGGATTCTCAAATAATTCAAAGATTTTAGCATCAGCTACATCAGCTAGTTCTATTCGTGGTCTTTCTGTTAACTTACTGTTCCTTGATGAGTTTGCTTTTGTTGAGAATGCAAATGAGTTTTATACTTCTACATATCCTGTAATTACAGCTGGTACTGAAACTAAAGTTATAATCACATCTACAGCAAATGGTGTAGGTAATCTATACTATAAACTGTATGAAGGTGCTACTCAAAACTTAAACGATTTCAAACCATTCAGAGTTGATTGGTGGGACGTTCCTGGCCGTAATGATGAATGGAAACGTATGACTATTGCTAATACTTCTGAACTTCAGTTCGAACAAGAGTTTGGTAATAATTTTATTGGAACATCTAATACACTTATATCATCAAATACTATAATGGGTTTACAAGCTAAAAAACCCCTCAGAAGAAGTACAAAGGGTGTTATCTATTACGAAAAACCAATCAAAGAGGTACTTTATATTCTTACTGTAGATGTTTCTAAAGGTCGCGGACAAGATTATTCTACATTTAATGTGATTAAAGTTACTGACGATGGTTATTTTCAAGTAGCTACATTTAGAGATAATATTATTTCACCACTTATATTACCTGATATTGTTATGTCAATTGCAAAAGAATACAACGAAGCACTTGTAATAGTAGAAAGTAATGATGTTGGACAGGTTGTTTGTAATGCAATATACTACGAATATGAATATGAGAATATGTTTGTTGAGTCAACTGTAAAATCTGCAGGTGTGGGTGTTACAATGACTAAGAAAATTAAACGTATTGGATGTTCACACTTAAAAGATTTAATCGAAATGAATAAATTAAACATAGTAGATGCTGATACAATATCTGAATTATCTACTTTTGAAGTAAGAGGTTCAAGTTATCAAGCTAGTCAAGGTAATCATGATGATTTAGTTATGAATCTTGTATTGTTTTCATGGTTTGTTTCTTCAGAAGCATTTGGAGATATTGCAACAAAAGATTTAAAACAGATGTTATTTAATCATTCTATACAAGAAGCAGAAGATGATTTAGCACCTATTGGTGTAATTCAGGAAGATCGTGGTACAGAATCAACATATTATGATGAATTAGCTAAACAATTAAGAGACTTCAATAATCTCTAGTTTCTACTATTTATAAATAGAGGTGTTATTGAGATAGAAACTTATTATGAAAATTTAATCTTATTATTTAACAAAAAGGAACAATTATGGCATTCCAAGTATCTGCAGGAGTCGAAGTAAAAGAAATCGACTTAACAAATGTGGTTCCAGCAGTTTCTACCTCTATTGGTGGTTATGCAGGGCCATTCAGATGGGGCCCCATTGAAGAAATTACTTTAATTGGCTCCGAGACTGAACTGGTAACTCAGTTTGGTAAACCCAAAAGTGTTGCTCCTACTAACGAAAGCTTCTTTACTGCAGCTTCGTTCTTAAAGTATGGAAATGCACTAAAAGTAGTTAGAACAACAGACACTGCTCTCAAAAACTCCGTAGCCGGAGGAATTGGGGGAAGTCTTACTTCATTAACATTCGACGCTAATTCACCAGTCGGTGGCTCGTCGTTTGAAAACATTTCATCACCAACTGTTCTAATCAGTGATTTTGTAATCACATCAGACAACGGTTCTGGAGCTGAAGTTACACCTAGTTATCAAGTAGGTGGACAAGCAGTGAAGCCTGGAGAAAGAGCTTCAGGTGTTGCTATAGCATCAGCTGGTTCTGGTTATACAGCAGGCAATGTAGTAGGTGTTGATTTAGGAGAAGGAAAAGTTCTACCTATTAGAATTACAACTGTAAATGGTAGTGGTGGCGTAACGGCAGCCGCACCCAATAGTCCTACAGTTAGTACATCGACATTAACAGTTGTAACTCCGACACAATTTTCGAGTGTTGCTACAACAGCAGCCTCAGCTAACACATCACCAGCAAGTGGTTCAGGATTCTTAGTTAATCTTACATACTTTGCTAATGGATTTTCGGTGGTGTCTGGCGGATCAGGTTATCAAGTAGCTTCTGGTGCTAATGATTCACCTAATTTTAAATTGTTTGGTGACGGTACATTACTATTTCCAATAGGAGGTGATTCACCTAGAACATACGATGGATCAACTGATAATAATATTGGTAGTAACTTAAACCCTACAATAACAGCATCGTCTTCTTCAACAGCAGCCCTTATTAAAAATGAGGACAGCTTTGAAGCAATCAAAGGGACATTAACAGGAGATATATTCTCTCGTTATGCTGGAGCATTAGGTAACTCTACAAGAGTATACATTGTAAATGCAACAAATGCTAGTACTATAGTATTCAACGGAACTACAAACAAAGTATCGGATCAATTCGATGCAGCACCAACAGGTAATGAACTTCACATAATGATTACATCAACTGCTGATGAATTCACAGGAAACGGAACAGTCGAAACTGAAGTTGAAAAATGGGCATTCTTAAATGCTGTATCAACCTCTAAAGATGTTGACGGTTCAAGTAACTATTATGTTAATGTAATAAACGAATCATCTGAATGGATATTCATTCCATCAGCTATTGGTAGTGTCACAACTCTAAATGCTACAACTGGTGTGTTTGCACTAGGTAGTGGTGTTGATCAAGGGACTACAGTAACAGCTGGAGATGTTGTTTCAGGTCTTGATTTATTTGATGATCCTGAAAACGAAGATGTTGGTTTATTATTCTCAAAAGCCGATGCAAACGGTGATAATACTATTGGTAACAAAGTATTAGCTGTAGCTACGGCAAGAAAAGATACTGTTGGATTCGTAAGTCCAGCTGTAGACGACACTAAACATCAAACTGAAACTAATGCATTAACAAATGTCAAAGATTATAAAGCTTCTCTATCAGCGCCAGATTCATACGGTGTGATGAGTTCTACATCAGCTTATATTTACGACAAATACAACGATCAATTCCTTTACATTGGTACACAAGGTCACTTAGCTGGTCTATGTGCTAATACTGATCGAGTTGCAGAAGCATGGTTCTCACCAGGCGGATTCAATCGAGGTCAGTTGAAGGGTGTAACTAAATTGGCATTTAATCCTAAGAAAGCTACTAGAGACGAACTCTACAAAGCAGGAATTAATCCAGTTGTTACATTCCCTGGCCAAGGTACAGTCTTGTTCGGTGATAAGACATTACAATCTAAACCATCTGCATTCGATAGAATCAATGTTCGTAGATTGTTTATCACACTTGAGAAAGCAATAGCAACAGCAGCTAAGTTCCAGTTGTTTGAGTTGAACGATGAGTTCACAAGAGCAACATTCCGTAACTTAGTAGAACCTTTCTTAAGAGATGTTCAAGGACGGAGAGGTATTACAGACTTCTTGGTTGTTTGTGACGAAACAAATAACACAGGACAAGTAATTGACTCTAATCGGTTCGTAGCTGATATATTCATTAAACCAGCACGAAGTATTAACTTCATCACACTGAACTTCATTGCCACAAGAACTGGTGTTGAGTTTTCAGAGATCGTTGGAAACGTATAAATAATAGGGAGTAGATAAAAATGGCAACATTTAGAATAGATGACTTTAAGTCAAAATTAGTAAGCGGTGGAGCGAGACCTAATCTGTTTCGTTGTACTATTAACTTCCCTAGTTATGCTGGTGGAAACTCTGAACTTACTTCGTTTTTATGTAAGGCAGCTCAGTTACCATCATCTGTAGTCGCACAAATTGACGTTCCTTTTAGAGGGCGTCAATTAAAGATTGCTGGTGATCGTACATTTGAAAACTGGACTGCTACTATTACAAACGAAGCTTCATTTGAAGTCCGTGATTCATTCGAAAGATGGATGAATGGTATTAACGAGCATGTCTCTGGTACTGGATTGGTTAACCCAGTCGATTATCAAGCTGACATATTAGTTGAACAATTAGGACGAAATGATGAGATTCTAAAAGCGTGCAACATCCGTGGCGCTTTTCCAGTAAACTTGGGTGCAATCGAATTAGCTTACGAAACAACTGATACTTTAGAAGAATTCACTTGTGAATTTGCTTATCAGTATTGGGAAGCAGTTAACGTAACATCATAACAATATTTAAAGGGTAGCCACCTTCGGGTGGCTTATATCCCTTTTTAATCAGGAATTATAGTATGGCAGAAATTTTTGGATATGAAATAACTAAAAAGGTCGGTGACAAAGATAAGGTCAAGAAAGCGGCCGATAAAGTTGTTTCGCCGATTCCGTATGACCCAGAAGTAGGTGGAATATCTGTATCTACAACTGTGGGTGGATATTATGGACAAGTATATGATTTGGATGGTACACATTCAGATTCTGAAAACGATTTAATAATTAAGTATCGAGAGGCAGCTAGACAACCAGAATGTGATTCAGCAGTTTCCGATATCGTAGATGCAGCAATAGCTTCGTCTGATAAATCAGCACCAGTAGAACTATTACTGGATGAATTAGATTTTGCTGATAATATTAAAAAAGAGATTATAGAAGAATTCAATAATGTCTTAGAATTATTACGATTTAATAAACGAGCAAATGATATGTTTAAAGATTGGTATGTAGATGGCCGAATCTTTTTTCACATGATTGTTGATGACAAAAATCCTAAAAAGGGTATATTAGAATTAAGACCTATCGAACCACTTGCTTTACAAAAAGTAAGAGAAGTAGAGAAAAAGACTGATCCTAAAACAAAAGTAGAAATAGAAAAAACTGTTAATGAATACTATGTTTATTCAGAAAAGTATAAATCTAAAACTTCTGGTGGTTCAACAAAGATTGGTGGAGTAAAGATTGCAAAAGAAGCTATTATAACAGCTAATTCAGGTATCACTGATCCTAGTCGTAAGAGAATAGTATCACATCTCCATAAGGCAATCAAACTTGTGAATCAATTAAGAATGATGGAAGATTCACTTGTTGTATATCGTGTATCACGTGCACCTGAACGAAGAATTTTTTATATCGATGTTGGTAACTTACCTAAGAACAAAGCAGAAGAGTATGTAAACAATGTTGTTTCAAAGTACAGAAACAAACTTATATATGATGCTAACACAGGTGAAGTAACTGACGATAGACGCCACATGAGTATGTTAGAAGATTTTTATCTTCCAAGACGTGAAGGTGGTAGAGGAACAGAGATTACTACACTATCTGGCGGTGAAAACCTTGGACAGATAGAAGATGTTGTATTCTTCCAGAAGAAACTTTATAGAGCTTTAAATGTACCTGTAAGTCGGCTTCAAGAAGATGATTCTTATGCGTTTGGTAGAGCCTCCGAAATATCTAGAGATGAGGTCAAATTCCAAAGATTTATTGATAGGCTTAGGAAGCAGTTTGCAGGTATTATATTAGATACTCTTAGGGCACAGTTAATCCTTAAAGGAACTATTGAACGAAAAGAATGGCCTGAAATGGCTGAAAAAATCAATATTGACTTTATTGAGGATAACTATTTCTCAGAACTCAAAGAGTATGAAATATTAAAAGAACGGCTAGCTATGGCATCAGAGATGGAAGATTTAGTTGGTAAATACTTCTCTGTTAAATGGTTAAGACAAAACATTCTAAGACAATCTGAAGAAGATATAGAAAGAATGGATAAAGAGATTGAAGACGAAGTTAAAAAAGGTGATCTTACAAAAGATGACGATGAGGACGATCTCTAATACAAAAATGTTATAAATAAGGAATAAGACTATGAGTGATGCAACGCAAATATTTAATTCATTGTTACGAGATGATAAGGATGGTGCACAGGCTGCCTTTGACGACACAATAAAGTCAAAGATGGGAGATGCACGCGAAATTCGTAAGATTAAACTTACGGCGGACATTTTTAACACAGGCGATAATAATGAAACTAATAACTGAACATACAGACGAGAACTTAGATTATCTCGTTGAAGAAAAAGACGGTAAAAAGAACACCTTTATCGAAGGTGTATTCATGCAAGCAGAAAAAATGAACCGTAATAAAAGAATTTATCCGAAAGAAGTATTGGCAGAAGCTACTAAAAAATACGTTTCGGAGCAAGTTAAAACTGGTCGGGCAGTTGGTGAACTAGATCACCCTGAAGGCCCACAGATTAACTTAGATAAAGTTTCACACAAAATTACCGAACTCAAATTTGAGGGTAATAATGTTGTTGGAAAAGCACTGATACTTGACACACCGATGGGTAAAATCGTGAAAGGACTGATTAATGGTGGAGTAAAGTTAGGTGTTTCTAGTCGTGGTATGGGAACTGTTGAACAAAAGGACGGGAAAACCTACGTTAAAGATGACTATATGTTGTCTACTGTAGACATTGTTCAAGACCCCTCCGCACCTGCTGCCTTCGTAGATGGCATTATGGAAGGTGTAGAATGGGTTTATGAAAGTGGAGTCTTAACACCTCAACAAATTGAAAAATATGAGACTGAAATTCAAACTACTTCTTCCGTGCGACTCGCAGAGGCGCAGGAAAGAATCTTTCAGGATTTCCTCTCGAAACTCTAAAACAAGAAGGTATATTAAAAATGGCAGAAGAAATAAAGACGGACGTTGTTGAAGACGTTCAAGAAGACGCCCTTCTTGAGGATACGGAAGTTGTTGAAGAAACAGCAGAGGATTCGAAAGAAGACAAGAGTCTTGACGAAGCAGTCTTAGATGTCTTAATCGGTGAGTCCACCGAAGAAGACGAAGAAGTCATCGCTGAAGATGCAGAAGAAGAAACTGAAGATGAAGATATCGTTGAAGAAGTCGAAGAGACTGAAGAAAACGAAGAAGAGTCTTTAGAAGAAGCTAAGCATTCTAAAAAGATGAAGAAAGAAGAAGAAGACGAAGACGAAGACGAAGAAGAAGATGAGGAAGAAGAAGAGGAGAAAGCTCCTAAAACTAAATCTGAATCTTTAAATCGACTCTATAAGGAAATGAAAGGAATGAAGAAGTCTCAACTTGAGGCAACTCTTGATTCTATTACTGATATGCTTACCGCACAGCATGAAAATGTAGAAGATGACGCTGAAGATGCTAATGCAGCAACTGTAGCAGCTATCAAAAAGTCTGCAAACGATGCTAAAGGTAAAACTAAAGGTGATTTACTTTCAGCTGCTTATGGAATGATGAAGAATATGAAGAAACATAATCTTCAGTCTAACTACGGTAAAATGATAAAAGCTATGAAACACATCAAAACAGGTAAGATGGATGAATCATTCGATCTTGAATCTGAAATTGATTTGTTAACAAAAGCTGATTCTAACTTGACGGAAGACTTCAAGAGCAAAGCTCAGGTAATCTTTGAAGCAGCTATTAATAATAAAGTTGCTGAGATCAAAGAAGGCCTAGAAGCTCAATACGAAGCTGACCTTCAAGAAGAGCTAGGACACGTTCGAGAAACTCTAGTAGAGAAGATTGACGATTACCTAACTTATGTAGTTGAAGATTGGGTTGAAGCTAATGCTGAAACTGTCGATGCTGAACTTCGTTCTGAAATCACTGAAGACTTTATGAAGGGACTTCATTCTCTATTCGTAGAGAACTATATTGATGTTCCAGAGTCTAAGCGTGATCTCGTGTCTGATCTATCAGAAGAAAACACACTTGTTAAGGAATCTCTTGATCAGGCAGAGTCTGATAAAGAAGACTTACAAGAAAAATTAGAAGAGTTACTTCGTGAAAAGATCATTCGTGAAAATTCATCTGACATGACTTCTACACAAGTTGAAAAACTTGTTAACATGCTTGAAGGTGCTGAGTTTATAAGTGAAGAAGACTTCGCTGAAAAGGTCAAGACACTAAAAGCAACTTTCTTTGGTGAAACAGAGGAGGTTAATGAAAGTGCTTCAACATCAGGTGATGTAGAAGTAATCGTTGAGGGACAACCAGACGTAGATAAAACTGTTCCAGCTGGAATGGCTAACTACATAAATGCATTGTCTCGTATGGAAAAAAATAGTTCAATCATTTCATAACAAGAAATAATAACAACAAGGAAAACAATTATGTTTAACGCAGACGCAGAAATGAAAAAGTGGGGCGCGGTTCTCGATCACGAGAGTGCACCTGCTTTTAAAGATCAGTATCGTCGCGCTGTAACTGCTAAACTCTTAGAAAATACTGAGAAGGAAATGGTACAGCAAGGACAAATTACTGAGGGATCATTAACAGTCGGCGCAGGATCAGTTGGTGTTGCAACCACTGCTGGCTCTGGAGCTGGATTTGATCCAATTCTTATCTCTATGGTAAGACGTGCAATGCCTAACTTGATTGCGTATGATATAGCTGGTGTACAGCCTATGTCAGCACCAACAGGTTTGATATTTGCAATGAAATCACGACAAGTTACGAATTCAGGAAACTCAAGTGCTAACGCATCTCCTGGCTCGACTGAAATCTTGTTCGATGAAGCTAACACTGGATTCACAGCAGATAATGCAACAGCATCAGCTGCAAGTGATCCGTTCTCACCAGATGCTGGTCAGACTACAGCAGACTTCACTGGCCCTGGTGCGGCTGAGAGATACCATGATGGTTACTCTCCTAATGGTGGTGTGGCCACTGCAACTGCTGAAGCTGATGATTCATTCCCAGAAGCTGGTTTCTCTATCGAAAGAGCAACAGTTACTGCAAAGACTCGTCAGTTGAAAGCTGAGTACTCAATGGAATTAGCACAAGACTTGAAAGCAGTTCATGGTCTTGACGCTGAGTCTGAATTAGCAAACATCCTTTCAGCTGAAATCTTAGCTGAAATTAACCGCGAAGTTATTCGTACAATTAACTTATCAGCTAAAATCGGTTTAGGTAACTTAACTGAGCATGTTGGTAACGGATCAGGTGTCTTCTCATTATTGAACGACGCTGATGGACGATGGATGGTTGAGAAATTCAAATCATTAGTATTCCAATTAGAAGTTGAAGCTAACCAAATCGCTAAAGAAACGCGTCGAGGTAAAGGTAACTTCTTAGTGTGTGGTTCTAATGTTGCTTCAGCTTTAGCTGCAGCAGGTGCACTAGACTACTCAATGGCAGCTGCTAATTCAGAGTTAAATGTTGACGACACTGGTAATACATTCGCTGGTACAATCGGCGGACGTATAAAGGTATATGTTGACCCATACACAACTCAGAATTATTGTACAGTTGGATATCGAGGACAAAACCCATTCGATGCTGGTTTATTCTACTGTCCTTACGTTCCATTAACTATGGTTCGTGCGGTAGATGAAAATTCATTCCAGCCTAAAATGGCATTTAAGACTCGTTACGGTCTACAGCAACACCCATTCGTTAACACTGCAGCAGGAATTACTGCAAATGCTAACCAATACTTCCGTAAGTTTGTTGTCACTGACATTAACACTGACTAATAATCAAACGTACGATTAATTAAGGGGGCCTCGAAATGAGGCCTCTTTTTTTATATAAATAAGAATATGGCTACTAATAACAATCTATCAGATAATTTAAATTTCTTAGCACCAAACGGTTTTCGACTATCTATCAATCGAGAAAAGTTTGCTAATACGGAATTTTTCGTTACACAGTTTTCTTTACCAACTTTAAACCTTGGTGAGACACAAGTTAACTTTAGAAATGCAGTTGGATATGTTTCAGGTGATACTGTAACATTTGATCCCATAACACTTCGAATAGCAATCGATGAAACTATGGCTAACTATACAGAAATAAATAAATGGATAATAGATAACGAAACTAAGATTGAAAAACATGATATGATACTTTCAATTTTATCAAGTCATAATAATCAAAACAAACAAATACAATTTTCAAACGCTTTTCCTACTTCATTAGCTGGAGTGGAATTTAATACTGCAACAACTGGTGTTGAGTATTTACAAACAGACATAACATTTAGATATGATAGGTTCAAAATTATAAAATGACATTAGATGATATTATGGAGATGTGGAAGACCGACACAAAAATTGACGATCTTGCACTCGATGACGAAACAAAGAAAACTTCAAAACTTCACTCAAAGTATCTTGAGTTAGTAAATGTAACAAGATTACAGTTAGCTAAATTAGATTCCGATCTTAATACACTTAGAAAAGATAAGTGGTTATACTATACAGGTAAAATGACCAAAGAACAAATGGATTTAAAAGGCTGGGCCTATGATCCATTCAACGGCGGAACTAAACCTCTTAAATCAGAACTCGAATACTATTATGAGTCTGATGCAGATATGGTAAAGATAAGACAAAAGATTGAATATCAAAAAGCAATTGCTAATACTCTTGAAGAGATTATGAATAATCTACGATGGAGACATACTCACATTAAAAACATACTTGACTGGAAGAAATTTGTATCAGGTACATAAAGTAGATGAAGTTTCTTTACGCGTAACTTCCCCCGATGATTCAGGTTCTATAAGAGAACTTGGTGAACACTTTACCTTTTTTGCAGAAGGGTATAAATTTATGCCTGCATATCGTAATAAGGTATGGGATGGAAAGATACGTTTATTTAATATGAGAGATCAAACTCTTCCACATGGTCTACTTGAGCAATTTTTAAGATTTGCTGAAGAAAGAAATTATAAATGTGAATTACCTGATGACCTAACTAAAGCTACTTGGACTAATAAAGAAGAGCTTACTAGATGGATTAATGGTAAAGATCATTTAGATTTAAATCTTGCAATCGGTGGTGAACCTGCTGAAGCTAGAGATTATCAGGTAGATGCAATTACTCATGCTATTAAAAATCAAAGAGCTGTCTTAGTATCTCCAACCGGCTCAGGGAAGTCTCTTATTATCTATGCACTATCTCAATGGTTTCTTAATCAAACAGGGTCAAAATTTTTAGTTATAGTTCCGACTACTTCTTTAGTTGAGCAAATGTATAAAGACTTTTTAGATTATGGTGGTTATACACCACATGGTACAATCGGTTATAGAGTTACCGAAGAAGATATACATCGTATATACTCAGGTAAAGAAAAATTTAATATTGATGCTAGAATAATAATTACTACTTGGCAATCTATTTATAAACTTCCACCTTCTTGGTTTGAAGATATAGGAATGGTTGTTGGAGATGAGGCACACCAATTTAAAGCTAAATCATTAACTACAATAATGAGTAAACTAAAAAATGCATGGATGCGAATAGGAACTACAGGAACATTAGATGGTTCACAGGTACACGAGTTAGTTTTAGAAGGTTGTTTTGGGCCAGTATATAAAGTAACTACAACAAAAGCTCTTATTGACTCTGATACACTTGCACAGATTAAAATAGAAAGTCTTGTTCTTAAATATAGTGAAGAGGTTCGTAAAACATTTGGTAGAAAAAAATACCAAGAAGAAATAGATTTTATTGTATCACACGAGAGTAGAAATAAATTTATAACAAACCTTGCCTTAGATCAAAAAGGTAATACTTTAGTATTATATAATCTAGTTGAAAAGCACGGTAAGCCATTATATAAATACATAAGTAAGAAAGGTACGAAAAGAAAAGTATTTTATGTTTCGGGTGCAGTAAATGCCGATGAAAGAGAAAAGATCAGAGAAATCACTGAAAAAGAAAAGAATGCTATAATCGTGGCTTCTGTGGGTACATTCTCGACAGGTATTAACATCCGTAATTTACATAATATAATCTTTGCCTCTCCAACGAAGTCTCATATAAGAGTTCTTCAATCGATAGGTAGAGGTTTAAGAAAATCAGATAATGGACAGATAACTGTAGTATACGATTTAGCAGATGATCTATCTTGGAAAACAAGAAAAAATTATACACTAAATCATGCGATTGAACGAGTAAAATTATATGCTCGAGAAAAGTTTAACTTTAAAACGCATGAGGTGCCACTATGACAAATGAACTAAGAAAAGATATCGAGGCAAAAGCTATCTTTACCTATCATCTAGTTGATGGTAGTCATATTGTAGCAGAAGAAGTTGATTACGATATTACTAATCAAATTGCTTGTATATTATCTCCGATGGAACTAATAGACGAAAACAACGGTTACTCGTTTAGAGAATGGTCAGTAATTGAGCCTGGGCAGGTAGTACATCTAAGAGATAACAAGATTGTAGCTCAGAGCAAAGCTCCGTTTAAGTTAAAGAAGTTATATCTTGAGTTTAATCTTTTAGCAAAGATGCACGAGCTCTTAAGTAAGGATGAAATTAAGAATATTGCTGCTGCTGTTGATTCTAAAGATGGTTCTTCTATATTTGGATCAGCTTATAAATTTAAGAATAAGAAAAAGACAGATGATTACATCGGTTGGGACGGATATCCCAAGCCTTGGCCACCTGAGGAAGATATAGACATATAGGAGGCAAGAACTCCTGTCTGACTCAAAACAATTATAATGGAATTGTCAAGTGTTGTAAAGTAAAAAAATGCATTATTTTTATTTACTTTTACCTCATGATTTGATATATTATATACACAATGAAAAGAAAAAAAGAACACTACGTTAATAATAAAGAATTCAGTCAAGCTGTAGTTGATTATGTTACAGAAGTAAGAAAAGCACGCGATAAGAAAAAGGATGAGCCAATCATTCCTAATTATATTGGTGAGTGCTTCTTAAAAATTTGTGAAGGTCTTTCACACAAACCAAACTTTATTTCATATACCTATCGAGAAGAAATGGTTATGGATGCAGTAGAGAATTGTGTAAAGGCAATAATGAATTACGATATCAATAAAGCTACTAGAACTGGATTACCGAATGCATTTTCCTACTTCACACAAATATCCTACTTTGCTTTCCTTCGAAGAATAGCTAAAGAAAAGAAACAACAAGAC